CGACTCCCGTGGTGCCGACCTGCATATAGCCACGACAGACTGACGTGAATGTTTGATTGACCGGCGCCACAAATTCTAATTGCCCAGTGTTGGCAGTAGCTCCCTGCACCGTAGTAAAACTAGCGGTCGCATTGGTGTAGGCTGATGAGATGCCCGACGATTGCGGATTCATGCTGCATGCTTGGGTTATGACATACGAGGGCCAAATGTTGAAAACTTTGGTCATGAACTGCTGCGTAACTAGCAACTCACCGCAGTCGGTCAAATGCTGACTATCGCTATTCGTGATCATACCCTGCGCCACGCCCCAGGGTGGCGTTAGCCCCATTCCTGTATTTTGAGCGGTGAATGGGAAAATACTCGACAGCGTGCCGCTCTGATCTCCCATGAAAAGGTCGGCCATGTTGAGGCAGGCCCATCCTTGGTTCTGGCAGTAGGTTAGTGAGCCCTGCTGCAATCCCGCATAAACCGAGGGTGATCCGCCATCGTTATAGGGAGGCGGAACCCAAAACAGCACGGATGCATTGAGGTTCTGGCAGTCAGTGGCGACGATCTGATTTTGTGCGTTCTGTTGGGTAGATGTTACCGGACCAGAACTAGATTGAGCGTCGTTTTCACCATTTTCCAATACGCACAACCCGACTTTGCCCGCGACGGCCTTTAGCCACACCATGCCACCATCCGTGCCGCCCGTCTTAGTGCCAGACGCAAACCATGGTGATGATGCGCCGCCTACGCCCCAGTTATCAACGGTAAACCCAGTGGTGCAGGCTGATTGAGCCGCGCCGCAGAATAAAACAGCCTCGTAGGCGTAGAAATCATTTGCCGAACCTAGCGCGGTTAGCGTTAGCGTGCTGCCGGTCGATGGCTGGCTCGCCTGCGCTACCGGGTTGGCAAAATTCTGAATTGTTGCGGCCACCGTGCCGCTGCCCGAGCCGCATGCCGTGCCGACCGATGAGCCGTTGATTGTGACCGTGTAGCCAGTCAATCCTGTGCCTTGAAGACAAGCGATGTTGACGGATGAATATGGCTGACCAACTGCGATAGTGATAACGCCCCCGCTTGATAGCGTCAGCAGCGATCCGCCATTCAGCGAGACGCCTGACTGCTGCGGCCCGAGTGTCGTCGAATTGGTCAAAGACCCTGATGTAAGCGTGTAGCCGTCACCCGCAGAAATCGTTGTCGTAGCGTTAGACAAACGAACTGCCGCCCGGTAGCCCGTAGAATACTGCTGGAACAGCTGTGACAATTCGTCAGTCAGCATCAAGGCGAACGTGCTGCCGACACGCTGCGGGCCATACGTGCACGGTGCCATCTGGTTACATGTCGTGATCGAGTCACCCAGGTTCTCAATCCGCACAACCGACGTGTTAACCTGCGCTAGTGCGTTGTAGAAAAGCGATAGCGCGGGTCCGCCGCCACCTGTCGGTATCTGCCAAGTAGAGGTTGTGCCGCTCGTGGCCGTCAGCACCTTGCCGTTGGTCGGGGCGGTCGCGCTCGACGTGTTTACCGTGGTTGTCGCGCTGGCGATGGCGTTTGCGATACCCGCAGTCAAACCCGAGGCGGTCCCGCTGATGTTGGTGCCGGTGAACGATGGGGTTGTAGTAACTGACCATGTTCCGCTCGATACTGAAGGAATGCCCGTGCTCGCGGACGTGTTTTGGCCGGTGCCGCCCCATTGTGCGCCTACCGCCGTAGCCTGCCATGTGCCCGTCGACAGCGTTCCAACCGATGTCAGGGACGATGATACAATTCCGGATGGCAACGCCGTCCCGGTCAATCCACTTGCCGGGATCGATGGCGTGCCACCCAGGGTGTAGGTGCCAGTAAACGTTCCCGCAAAAGCTGGCGCTGTTGCCGACAAGTCGCCGCTGTTGAATGTTTGAACGTTGGTCCACGTATTCGCGTGGCCGAGCGCGATTGATGCCACCACCGCGCCCGTAGTCGGGCTTATAGTCAGTGTGCCGTCCGAGTTCGAAACGCTCGATATAGCGCCAGTGATCGTGTTGCAGCCGAAACCGGTGCCGCTAGTCCAGATCAAGGCGTTATTCGCCGCGGAGCAGGAGGGAACAGATTGCCCGGATGGTGTCGTGGCCGTCAGGGCTCCCAAAATCTGATTTGCGGAAAGCGCAGGAAGTGCCGTGTAAACCAAGCCTGTCAGGTTGGTGCCGTTGCCGCTTGAAGGCGTACCAAGGGCACCGCCGTTGATCACGGGAGCCCCGGCCGAACCGACTGCCACGCCCAACGCCGTAGCAACGCCCGTCCCGAGCCCCGTGATGCTCCCGATCGCCGGAGCGCATGTGGAGGCCGATGCGGCGGTAATCAGGCCCTTGGCATTTACCGTAAATGCCGGGCATGACGTAGCCGACCCGAACGAGCCAACGTTGCCGTTCACCGTCGCTAGCGTGGTCGCCAGTGCGCCGGCCGATGTCGTGATGTCTCCGGTCAGGGCGGGGAATTGACCCGCCTGTAGCGCCCCCGTGAGGCTTGTGGAAGGCAGCGCGGTAGCATTGGTCAGATTCAGTGATGTCGGAGTGCCGAACGCTCCCGAGTACGTCACAAACCCGCTCGCGGCGTTGATTGGATTCTGGAATGCGCTTGCAACCCCGGTGCCCGGTGTTGTGCTACCGAATCGCAGGCTGCCGGCATTGGTTTGAAAATCGCCGCTGTTGCCGGCCGGCGTGCCTTGGGCGAACGCCGGCCCGGCCGCGAGCGAAAACAGAACCGCCAGAACTTTTCTCATTCTCATCATGATTATGCCGCCTCGGCTATCCATCCCAAGCTGGTATCGACCCATGATTGAACGCCGCCCTTGGTGTAGACCAGATTGTTGCCCGTGATGCTGCCTGTGGCCGGCGTCGCCGTGATGTTGTTCGTCTGCGCGGTCTGCGCCACGTCGATGATCGTCAGCCGGTTGTTGGTTCCGGCGGCTGTCGGGATCGTCGAGGTCTTGGCCCCGGCCGTCGCGCTGTTCCATAGCACAAGACAATTTCCGGCGCTCATCGTAGTCGGCCCCGCGTCGGTCGTCCCGCTCGCTACGGTCCGCACCTGCGCATAGGCCGCTGCCGGCAACGCGGTAGTTTGCAGGGTCTTGATGGATCCGGTCTTGTCGTAGGTTTGCCAGCCGTTCTGATCGGTCATCATGCAGGACTCGCCGGCCGCGAGCGAGGCGCTATAGACCGTGCTCGTATTCGTCCCGTCATTGTGCTGCACGGTGATCTGATTCGAGACCGTGGCCGACGTGTTGACCACAATCAGCTTTTGCACGCTGCGAGCTACGGTGAGCGTTAGCGTGCCGCTGCCGTTGGTGGAGCTAGCCGATAGCTGATAGGTGCCCGCGCCGCCGGCCGTGCCTGTTAGCTGCGATAGGATGTAGAGACCGAAGCCGATGCCCGTGGCCGACAGTGCCGCACCGATCGGCACGGTCCCGGTGATCCCCGACGTTACCGTGAGAGTGGTGCCGCTTATCGACCATGTCGTGACGGTAGCTCCTGGCGAGGGCACAACCGTTGTCGTAGTGGCTCCGGTGATCGAGGGTACGTTCTGACCTGTCGGCGTTATGGTCCCTGCCTGTGGGACGATGTTGCCCTGCGCGGCGTCAACCCATGACGCGTGCACGGCAACGGCGCCGGCCGATCCGGTGACGATGCTGAGTAGCGACGATGGGTTGCTGAGTACCCACACTTACATACTGACCGAATAACTTACATTGATCTGATCGCCGGTTAGAACCGACCGCGCCCCGCCGGTAAATACTCCCGCCGACCAGAGCGTTCCCCCGGTATTATCGATCGTACTGACGGCGCCCGAGCCATAATCGATAAAAGCGCCCTGCACTGTCCCGCTTGCGGTAAAAGTGAAGTTTAACGCCGCCGAGAGCGCAATCGCCCCGCCCGATGCTGCCGACCATACGCAAGTCTGGCGTGTGCCCGAATACTGCGGCGCGTTGGCGTTACCGGCCTCGATCCATCCGGAGTGCGACGTCATGGTATCGGTCGCTGCTACCGCAGTGAAACTAGTGCCCGAAATCAGGCCCATATAGGGGCCAGTCACGGTATAGGACGATCCCGCTAAAAACGTATTGAATGCGAGATTCTTTCCTACCGTTGTGACGACGTTGTCGATCTCTTCCGTCCATTTGAGGTTGCCGTCCGAGTCGCGGCACTCAAAAATGAAACGTCCGTGAGCATTGAGACTATCGCCTGTCCCTCCGAGGGCAATCAGGCCCGCAACCGCCGATTCTTTTGGCTCAATCCGGTCATCCACTAGTATAACCCCCGAAATTAGTTGCTAATTTTTCTCTTTGGCATGCGGATAGTGAGAGAATTGACGATTACCGGAGCGTTCATCTTGATCTCAATTGCGCTGATCGTGATTGTTGCGTCCTTTTCCCCGACATCACAGCCAAAAACAGCTTTTTTGTTCGCATCGCAGATTTCCGCCCACCGAATTTCACCCTCCCGGGTGGCGAAACCATCTTCGATCCGGTTCGCGGTCATAGCACCGTTTTTGACCGGACCAAAGGCTGGCCTAGATAGGCTCATGGTGGCGATAGGATCGCCGCGGGCTGTCTCGGATTCGTAGAGGATCAGATACCCCGCCTTAACGTCGCGCCTGCTAGGGCCGTCCACAAGACGCGCAATCGCATAGCAAATCTCGTCAACCGTATCGCCTGCAAGCTCAATCCTCATCATTCGATTCCGTAACTACCGCGGTGAGATTGCCATCGGCGCCCCGCTTGAGCGTTGCCGTTTTGGTTGTTTTTGCCTTGTTGTCGATTGTGACGTTGATTACAGGCGGTTGCTGTTGCGGCGCTGGCGTAGCTTTGAGGCCCGCAATTACGTCAGCCATCGCCGCAACCTGGGCGGTTAAACCTGCAAGCGCAGAATCAATCGCCAAAAGCCGCAAACCGCCAACGGAATCGCCTGCCAACAGCCGTTTCGCAGAAGCCGGAAGCTCAATGCCCTTATCCTGCATTCTCTTGTAAATCTTACCGATCGATTTTGGCGATGCTAACCCTTTAAATTCTTCCGGTCTTTGCCATCCGCCAAATTCGTTAAACTCAGGCTTCCATCCTCGTTCAATCGCGGAATCGACACGACCATTAATCATATTGGTATGGTCTTCGTCTTCCTGCTTTTCTTGTTCGACCTTGGATTCCTCTTCTGCTTCCCGTTCCTCGTCACTCAAAGCCTCAAGCCGTTTCTGCTCGGCGTATTCCTCGGCGATATCCGACATGCGGCCGCGCAAATTTTCCGCGTATTCTGCCGACACAGGCTCGTCAGCCAAGTAGGACGAAACCCCAATCAGATCGTCGATATTCTCGGGATCTTCGTCGAAAAACGTCGCCATTTCTCTCGCGTACAGCGTTTCGGTATCTTCATCCTCCATCTCATCGTACATCGGTGCCTTGTCGATCTTTTTCCGCAGTGCAGCCATATCCTTGTTTGTCGCAATCGCCGCGCCGCGTACTTCCTTTGCCGCTTCAAATGCTTTCGGATATAGCGTTTCGAGGCGCGATTTTAGCATATAGACTTGCTGCCGATCGCCTTCATCCAGCGCGTCCATCTCGGCCTTGAAATCTTCCGGATCATCAAAGCCGAGAACATCAACCTTCTTGTTTCCGGCCTTTGACAAATCGCGCGCAAATTCAACCATCTCATCCGGTGTAGTTGACGCCGATAAATCATTCAAAGACGTTAACTGATCTGGCTCGTTTGCCGTACCAAGGATCGCATCTAGCCGCCCGTGCAAGCTCTTGATGTGGTCAGTGATCTTGGACACTCGGCCGTGCTGCTGTTTCAGTGCCTGGGCAGATGCAGCGAGAGATTTAGCCGTTTCCGGAATCTTGTGCTTGACCGCCATCTTGTGAAACGCCTCGGTACTGCCTACCGGGTGCTCATGCGTTGGCGCTGGCGATGATCCTCCGCCGCTACCGCCGCGACCAAACTTCCCATCTGGCGCGCGGGGATGATCAGCCTCGTTGAATGCATTATCCTCCGCCGGAGACTTCTTTTTAGGAGGCTCTTTGCCGGGCTTAGGAGCCCCGCCGGCTGGCTTTGGCGGAGGTTGGCCGCCTTCCTCAAGCTCTGCCTCCAAGCCCTTCCCTGCGCCTTCCGGAATAAGACCTTGCTCTTCCTCTTGCAGGAGTTCCGGAACGTCGTCGGGATCGAGCCCGTGATAGCCGCTCTCCGGATCGGCCACAATTTTCGAGCGAACCTCTTCCTGGGAAACAATTCCCGAATCGACGCGGATCTGATCTGTCTCCGCCTCGATTTTGCGGATCTCCGCCTTTTCCTTGACGGTTTCCTCATAGAGCGGCAGGAAATCGTAGGTGATATCCGGATCACGCGCGCCCCATAGCGAGATTTGCGCGATATCGAGCACCGTCGTTAGGTGTGATCGGAATAGCTGTTCCTGCCGGCCGTGAACGGTATCGTTGAACGCCCGCAACTCGCCGTCGGATGTAGCGTTCAAGCCCTTTGGCTGGATGCCGGCGAATTTGACCGCGGGTATCCGCCCAACCGAAAACAAATGCTCTTGCGCCTGAGCCTGCAATTCATCGAGGCCCGAGATTGGTGCCGAGATGTTTTTGAAATCCTCGGTGTTCTTGTCGATAACCATGATGCCCTGGTTATCCCGCAGCATGTTGGCTAGCGCCATACGCGCCAGAACGTCTCCGTTTGCCCCGCCTGAGCCTCCTGGCTGCGTCGTCGATCCCATGTTGGTCGAGAGGATCATGACGGAAAACGCGTGTATGATCTCGCCAACGCTCTCCCGGGTCCGCAACCAAATATCGACGTATGGTTGCGCCATTTGAGACATGGACAGGCCGCCAAACGCATAGGCTGGTTTGAGGATATCAGGCACAGGCCGCCCGATAAACGGCAGTAGCCGGGTCCGATGTATCTCCGCGCCCATGACGTACCAGACAAGCGGATCGTACCAATCGGGCGAAAGCGGGTTTTGCGCGTTGTAGGCTGTCGGGTAACACCAGATCGGCTCAATCGTTCGCAGGCCTAGCAAGCAACCCTTGCCGAGCTTATTGGCCGAAATCTCATCTCGCCCGTTGCCAATCGAAAGCTTGTTTTCCGGATCGTCAATCGTGTTGACGTCGGCGCCCTTGAGATCGAAATATAGATGGCCAATCCCGAAATCAGAATCGTGTTGCGCAATCTTTTTGAACGTCTGGCGCACCTGAATTTCATCGAGGAACTGCTTAAGCTCAACGATCTTTCGCTCAATGTCCTTGTTACGCCCATCGGATCGCGGCTCTTCATCCCGCGCTAGGCGCCGGTCATCAGCCTCCGCGTCGTCCTTATTCCGATCCTTTGGTTTGTCCTTCTCTTTGGTCGATTCGTCATCCGTACCGCGGATATCAATCCACTTGCGCGTCATTTCCTCTGACATGA